AGATGATGAAACAAGATTGGTCTAATTCACAAGTATTAAATATTTTAAAACAAATAAATTTAGAAGAAATTGAAAAAAGAATTAAATAACAAAATATTAATTGCTGCCTACGGCACACTACGCTTAAATTATGGAAACTCTCGTCTAGTTAACATACCAGGTGAAACCAAATGGTTAGGAACAGGTAAAACTGTTGAAAAATATCAAATGAGAGCTTCTGGCATTCCTTATGTAAATAAAACACCTAATACACAAATTGTTGTAGATATTTGGGAAATTGATAAGGATAGACATTTACCATTAGTAGATAGACTGGAAGGACATCCTGAATGGTATTGTAGAGAAGAAATTGATATTGAATTAAATGGTAATATAATAAAAGCTTGGCTTTATTTTATGGAAAATTCAGGATCTACTATAATAGAATCAGGAGATTATAATGATTATAGAGAACCCTTAACAAACAGATAATTTATGTGTGGAATAACAGCTTTTTTAGGCAATAAAGGAAAAACTCCTAACTTGTTAAAATTAAAATTAACAAGTATTGCAAATGATTCAAGAGGTGGACATGGTGTTGGCTTATGGGCTAACACTACACCTTCTTATTTATTAAAAGAAACAACTTATACTAATTTTTCAGATTTGTATGAGCATGTACATTTTATAAAAAAAACTACACCTGCATCTTGTATTATTAGTCATACTAGGTATGCTACTAAAGGTAGTAAAACTAATGAAAATTTACATCCATTTGTATTAGGAGATGGTAAATTTGTATTTTGTCACAATGGTACTATCTATAATATTTTAGATTTAGTTAAAAAATATCCTATTGGTATTGATACAACAGATAAAGTAGATTCTTTTTTACTTGCTAATATTATTTATAAACATGGTTATGATGTTTTAAAAGAATATAGAGGTAAAGCAGCTTTAGTATGGACTGATAATGGAGGTGAAACTGTTAAAGTATTTAAAGGTGAATCTTTGAATACAACAAAAGTTACTTCAGAAGAAAGACCTTTATATGGTGTTTATTTAACAGAAGGTTTATATTTATCATCTTTAAAAAAAGGTTTAAGTTTTATTTGTAATGCAGAAGAAAATAAAGAAATATTTGATATTGCTACTAATTGTATATTTGAGTTTAAAAATAATGAAATCTTATCTTCTGTTGAAATAGATAGATCTAATGCTTATCAAGATGAAGAAAAAGTTTATTATGGAACTACTTTTTGGCAAGGTTCTAATAGTTCTTCAAATACTAATTTTGTAAAAGGATATGAAAAGAATGATTTAATTTTACATTCTAATAAATTTAAATTAATTTTAGAAAATGGTTATTTTAGCACTGCAAAGAAAAAAAAGTTATTGCATGGTGTATATGAAACCAATAAAGATTGTACTAAATTTCATCCTATAAAAAGTGTACAAGAAGGATTTGACAAAGATCCTTATATATTAATATTTAATAAAGGTATTTGGGTTGATTTAGATCTTATTAAAGAAAGATTAGAAAAATTAAATCTTGCTTTTACTGTAGAAAATATTTTAAATTATGAATTTAAATCAACTGAAGCAGAGCATATTAGTAAAATACCTGTTAAGTATAATACTTCATTTTTTAAACCTACAAGAAATGAACAAGTTTTTTATGACTTGCCTCCAATGTTCTTTAGTAAATTAAAATATGAAAGTTGGAATAAAATGAATGCTGTTTCATTAACTAGCAATCAATTAGATATACCTTTTCATACTAAAATGGAACAAATTAGTAAAGAAGAATTAGCTGAAGAAAGTGATTTTAATTATGATGTAAAAACTGTTATAGATTTTTATGCAGAAAATTTTAGTATAAGTAAAGGTTTGTTTTATATTTTGTTAAATAAAAAATTAACTAAAGAAAGACTTTATAAAATTATTTCTCAATCAGAACTTCTTAAAGTAGATTTCTTTGATTTAATGCTAGAAGTTAGTGAAACTTTAGGAGATAGTAATTTCTTAATGTTTTCTCCATCTATGTTCAATTTAGTATATGAAGAAATAACTAAAGAATTTGTTACTTTTAGTGATTGCATAGAAAACTATTTAGTAGAAACTTATTTTTCATTTAATCTAGAAGAAGAAGAAGAAACAGACTACTATAATAAAAGTTATAATATTGATCCTGAAAATCCTTATGAAAATATGGCATGGGATATGTATTAATTTTAATGTAATAAAATATTTTTATGAAAAATTTAAAAAAAATTATAGATATTAATGGAGACGAACAATTAAAAAAAGATTGTATTTTATATAAAAGTAATTATTATCATATTAATCATCCTAGTGTATTTTTTGTTAAAGATTTAAATAAATATTTACATATTTCTTCTATTAACAGAAATAATAACATCAAATTAATGATGACTGATTATGATAAAATAAATAAAAAATTTACTTTTATTTATAATTTAGTTGATAAAACTAAAAATGAAAAATTTTATTGTTTAAATATTGAAAATATTAAAGCTTACTTAAAAGATGCTGATTTTCAACTATATTCTAATTATCATTTTGTAATTGAAGATATAACTAAAGTATTATATGATTCAGATTTTATATTTAATAAATCAAGTGGTTCATTTGTATTTATAGGTAACTTAACACAACCTGAGCATAAAGACTTTATAGAAAATATTAAAAATAGTTTTAAAAGTGAAACTGCTGTTAATAGAGCTTATAATATAGAAGACAATTTTGATTATTTAGAATCTATTTTACTTTATAATAATTCTAATATAGAAATAGAAAAAGATATAAAAGTATTAAGACCTTATTTAAAAGATTATACTTTTGGTATAGAGTTAGAATCTTCTGAAGGTAGTGTATTTTCAAGTACACTAAAAAAATATGGTTTTTCTATATGTAGAGATGGCTCTATTAGTAATGATGAATATGTTTCTATACCTATGTCAGGTATTAAAGGTTTACAAGCTATTAAAAAGTTTATTAATGTAAATGCTAATAATGTAAAAACAGATCATCATTGTAGTTTACACGTTCATATTGGTAATATAAGAACTGATAAAGTATTTATTAATGCTATGTATAATTTTTTATATTATTTTCAAAATGATTATTTTAATTATTTTCCTCATTACAAAAAAGAAAATGTATTAAATAAAAGAAAACATTACACCAAATCTTTGCCAGATCTTTGTCAAAATATTCTTACAGATAATAATAAAGATAACTTTTCATCTTTAATTAATTATAACAATAAAAATATCTTTTTATTTTTAACTGATGGATTTCCTCCTTGTAGTGATTTCAATAAGAAAAATAAAAGACATCCTTTTAAAAATAAATGGGATAGGCTAAACAGATACTATGTATTTAACTTTATGAATTTATTATTCTCTAACAGAGGAACTATAGAATTTAGAATCCACGAGAATACTTGGAATTCTTATAGAGTTATAAATCAAATTTTAATATCTATTGCTATTTTTGAATTTGTAAACAATCATATTTCTGAATGTTTAAGTGGTAAAACTTTTACTTTAAATAATGTTATTAATTATTATTTTAAAGGAGAGACTAAAACCAATTTATTAGAATATTACAAAGAAAGAAAAAGATTATTTAGTTCTTATAAAACAAGTAGTTTTAAAAATTATACAGAAAATAATTATGACAACATTTAATAAAGAAACTTCTAGGATTAGTTATAGTTCACTGTCTAGATTAATAAAAGAAGGAAAAGATTCCTTTTTAAATCCAGTATATAAAAAATCTAATTCTTTAGAAAAGGGTACAGTTATAGATAAAACAGTTTTCAATGAAACATTTGAAGAAGAAATTATAGATATACCAATACCAAAACCACAGCCAAAAGCTGTTATTGAATATATTGTTGATAATAATTTAGAAATATCACTGGCTTCTGTTGAAGAGGCTAGTGATAAACTAAATGTAAAGTCTAAGAATTATCAAAAAATGTTAGATAATGTTTTAGAATATCAAGATTATATTAATTATTATAAAGATCCAAAAAATAAAATACTAAAAATTAATTTTGATTTGGGTCAAGAAATAGGTAAACATTTGCTTAAAGATGATAATGTTACTTATTTATTTTCAAAAGGTAAATCTCAATTTGAACATACATTTAAATATAAAGGTTTTAATATTTTTATTAAACTAGATTATTTAAAAATTGATGATGAAAATAAAGAAATTGTAGTTACAGATTTAAAGTCTAGTAGTTATCCTCCTAAATTTCCAGATAGTGTAAAGAAGTATTATTATCATTTACAAGGTAAATTATATCTAATGGGAATTGAAGATTTTATGGAAAAAAATGGTTATGAAAATTATACTTTAAGACCATTTCATTGGGTAGTATGTAATTCTTTAAAGGTAGATGAACCTTTAATTTATCCACTAGCTTATAAAGATGAAATTGAAGGTAAAGTATTAATAGACGATGCTTTAGATTTAATTGATAACTATATAAAAAATGACTGGAACGATATTGAAACCACAGAAAACATATTTTTTTAATGAATTAGAAGAATTAAATTTTACTCAAACTTCTTTATTTTTATTAAATTATATTAATTTATTTAAAAGTATAGAAAATAATTTTTCTACCTTAACTTATTTAGTAAATCAAAATTTAGTAAATAGTTATCTATTAAATAAAGATGTAAGTTATAATTATAAAGATAATGTAATTTATTTAGTATTTAGTAAAGAAGGTATTTATAAACCTAATGTTAGTGCTAATGGTAAAATATTTACTATTTTAGAATTATTAGAAGAAAAATCAGAAACTTTAGATTATTATGAAGATAATTTTAATCACATTTATACTTTTAAACCAAACAATCAAGTTTTTCAAGAAGCTGTATATTTCTTAAAAAGAGGTATGTATTTGAGTTTAAATAAGTTAACAAGTAAAGATACTGTAAGTACTTTTGTAAATAATATACTAGATAAAAAAGGATTATATGAAATAATTCAAAAAGAATTAGATATAGATTATGTACCTTATCCTTATTTAAAACTTTCTAAAGAAAAAGAAAGTTATTCAGAACAAAACTTTAAAAAAATTTGTTATAAAGATTTCCACCTTTTAAAAAAATTTATATGAATTACATAGTAACTAATAATAAAGCTTTTTTTGAGAAAATAGGAAATTTTAATTATTGTTCTTTAGCAGAAATTAGAGAAAATTTACCTCATGAAATTGCTATAGATACAGAAACTACAGGATTAGATTCAAAGGTTGATGAAATTTTTTCAATTCAAATTGGTACAAAAATTAATAACTATCTTATTGATTTACAAGTACATAACAATAAAGAATTAGAAATTACATTAGATAATGTTATGCCATTTATTATGGATAAAACTTTAATATTTCATAACAGTGCTTTTGACTTAGGATTCTTTTTTGTAAAGAATTATTTTCCTAAAAAAGTTAGAGATACAATGTTGGCTTCTATGATTTATCATAATGGAGATCCTTCTATAAGACATTCTTTTAAAGAGTGTATGCATAGAGAGTTAGGAATTTATTATGATAAAACAGAACAAGCTAATATTGCTTCTGTAAAATTATCTCAAAAATCTACCATTGAATATTGTTTTAATGACGTAGATAAATTAATTCAATTACATGATAAATATATTGAATTACTTACAGAATATAATGCATATAAAACTTATAATTTACATTGCCAACACATTAGAGCTTTAACATATATGGAACTTTGTGGTTTGCCTATTTCTAAAGAAAAGTGGCAAAACAAAATGGATAATGACTATACAAAATATAAAGAAGCTGAAAAAATAATAATTGAATATATTTATGATAATTTACCTAAATATAGAAACTTACAATTAGATTTATTTTGTTCAGATAAAAAAATTAATTGTTTATTATCTTCACCACAACAAATGTTAAATGTATTTAAAGATTTAGGTATTAATGTAGAAATTGATGAAAAAGGTGTCATAAAAGAAAGTTTAGAAAAAAGTGTTTTATTAAAATCTGATCATGAATTTGTAAACTTATGGTTAAATTTTAAAGAAGTAGAACATAATGTTACAACTTTTGGACAATCTATTTATCAAAAAATACAAAAAGATAACAGAATTTATACTAGGTTTAAACCTATATTAGATACTGCAAGAATTTCTTCAAGAAAAGGAGAAATAAACTTTTTAAATTTTCCTGCTAATAAAGAAACAAGAGATTGTTTTACTGCTAATAATAATTTTAAAATGATTTGTTGTGACTTTGAAGGTCAAGAAAATGTTGTAGGTGCAGACTTAACTAATGATACTGCACTTATAAAATCTATTACAGATGGTTTAGATTTACATTGTGCATTTGCTAAATTATTATATCCTGAAATAAAAGATTTATCTGATGATGAAATTAAAAAACATCATAAAGATAAAAGAAATTCTGCTAAAGCACCTAGATTTGCTTTTACTTATGGTGGTACAGGTTATACTGTTGCTATGAATGAAGGTATTCCATTAGAAGAAGGTATGCGTTTAGAAAATTTATTTAAAGAATTACATTCAGGAGTTTATGAATATGGTAATAAAAAATTAAAAGAATCTATTGAAAATGGTTATATTGAATATGCCTTAGGTTTTAAATTAAAATTACCAAATTTTGATAGATTTAGCAAATTACATTTAGAAATCTCTAACTTAGATAATAACTTTTGGGATGTTTATAGAGAGGGTAAAAAAGAATATAAACTACAAAAAGAAGCTATTAATAATGGAGATTATTATGAAATTAAAGATTATTCTGCTTATGAATTATTTAAAGAGTATAAACACCAAATAAGTGATTATTTTAGTTTAAAATCTCAGTATTTTAGACTGTGTTTAAATGCTCCAACTCAAGGTACTTCTGCACATCAAACTAAATATGCTACTATACTTATTTTTAATCACATAGAAAAAAATAACCATTATTGGAAAGCTAGAATAGCTAATGTTATTCATGATGAGATATTAATGGAAGTTGAAAATTCTTTGGTTGATGAATATAAAATAGTAGTAGAAGAAAGTATGAAGACAGGAGGTAATTATTTTTTAAAAAATCCTATATTAAAAATGGGGGCTGAAAGTAATATAGGAGACTCTTGGTATGAAGCAAAATAAATTATGTAACTAAATTATTAACATTTAAAACAATTAAACATGAAAAATTAATGAGTAACAAATATAGAAAAAAAGGACATTTACTAGAACAATTAACAGTAAGAGATTTAAGAGATTTATTTCCAAAAGCTAAAACTTCAAGGAATGCATCTCATTTATTGGATAGCTGTAAAATAGATCTAGCATTTTTGCCATTAAATATTCAGTGCAAAATGGGTTATATTAATAATAGACCTAAATGGGATACGTTAAAACAAGAAAGTAAAGAATTACTTGAAAAAAATTACCCAAAAAATGATCCAATTCATACTTATCCTTTTATACTAAGACATAAAATGGGTAGAACAGATATTGCATCTATGGATTGGAAATTTTTCTTAGAAATTTATAAATCTTATGTCAAAAATAATCCAACACAATTCGAAGGTTTTCAATAACCTAGAAGAAGATCTTATTGAAAGATCTATAATTTTTGAAAAAAATAATGATCAAAACATAAAATTTTTAGAAGAAAAAAATAAAAATTTAGTATCTTTGTACCATTATTATTCAGAGCAACAACATTATGAAGAATACATGTATTATGTAAATAACCAAAATATTTGTTATGAAAAATAAAAAAATTAATGATATTATAGTATTTATGATAAACAATAATTTAGATTATAAAAATTATGATTTGTTATCAAATTTAAATGTCTTTATAAATAAAGATTATACTTCTAATAAAGCACTAATGAATTTAGTTAAAATTTTTGAAAATAATCTTGAATATTCTAATTTTCATACTATAGATAATTCTTCTACTTTAGACCCTTTAGATGTTTTAAGAGCAGTAAGAGAAAGATTTGATGTAAATAGATTAGTAGAAGAAAATGAAGATGATGAATATTTTGATGATGAAGATTATAGAGATGAAGATAATGAAGATTAAAATATTCTTTTTAATTAATAAACTTTTTATAATCTAAAACAAAATTACTTTAAGAATTTGATTTAATAAACAAATGATTACACACGAAGAAATAGGCAAATTATTAATCAATTATCCTAAATGTAAGTTTCCTAATCCATTATTAAGAAATGGGTTAATTAGATTTATAGATGGAAATGAGTCCAATACAGTTTTATCTAACTTTGAATTAACAGAGTTAGGTAATTCTGTACTTAATAACACACAATTTGTAACAACTATCAATGATGAATTAGTTGATAAGTATTATGAAAAATTTACTAATGATATTTTAGGCATTAGTAAAGTGTCTTTTAGTCCAAAATCTTTAATTAAAAAGAAATTGGAAACATTTAATAATAAATACAAAACAACTTTTGATGAAATATTAAGAGCTGTTGATTTCTACCACGAAAACTGTAGAAATAATGGAAATCTTGTCTTCTCCCTGGATGCCCAATATTTTATAGAAAAAAATGGTGGAAGTTTGTTATTAGATAATATATTAGAGATGCGAAAAGGTGTATTTAATAACAATGATAAATTAGTATTCTAATGGAAGTTTTAAATACAATTAAGCAAAACAGGCAACAATTAATTGATGGGTATATAAATTGTATTCCCAATCCTTTTAATGGTATGAAGAAGTATTTTAGTGGAATTTTTCCAGGTGCATTAGTTTGTGTTACAGCAGAAACTTCTGTAGGTAAAACTTCTTTGGCTAAATATCTTTATGTATTTAGTGTTGCAGACTATATATTATCTTTAAACAATCCTTCTGATTTAGACTATACTTGTTATTGGTTTGGATTAGAAGAATCTGTAGAAGAGTTTGACATTAGTGTTATACAATATGCTTTGGCTAAATATTATAATGTTAATAAAACTCAAGATGAATTATTGTCAAGAATTAAAGAATTAGATGACAATACAATTAAATTAATTGAGTCTACTAAAGTACAAGATTATTTTAATTTAGTTAAAAAATTTGTATTATTTGATGATCATACATCTAACCCTACAGGTATTTATAAACAATGTAGAAACCTTTCTTACAAAAGAGGTAAACATATTAATAAGACTATTGAAACAAAAGATGGTCCTATTGATGTTTACAGCCATTATGAACCTAATAATCCTAATGAAATAGTAGCTGTTGTAATAGATAACGTTAATATCTTAGAAGCAGAAAAAAATGATTTAGGTATTGCATTAGATTTGTCTGGTAGTATTGATAGAATGGTTAATTCTTACGCTAGAAAACAAATGACAAAACATTGGAACTGGCATGTTTGTTGTGTTCAACAACAACAAATGGCAGCAGGTGATCTTAACCACTTTAAAGCTGGTAGATTAGAACCTGAACCACAAAAGTTAGGAGATAATATTAAAGTAGCAAGATCTTATCAAGTTATTTTAGGTTTATTTTCTCCTTACAAACACAAGCTAAACAATTATTATGGTTATCAAGTTTCTTCCTCAGATAAAACTGATGGGTTAGAAGATTGTTTTAGATCTATACACATGTGTAAAAATAGATTTGGTAGAACAGGTGTTGCAGAACCTATATTCTTTAATCCAAAAGGATTTAGTTTTGAATCATTACCAAAACCTAACGAAAGTTTAGCAATTTCAAATTTCATTAATAAAAAAAATAACATTTTAAATGAGTAAAGAAGCTTTTTTATTACCAACCAAACCACAACAACCAACTGTGGTAAATCCTAGAACTATGGTTATTTTTAGTCAGAAGAAAACTGGCAAAACCCATGCACTTTCACAACTTCCTAATTCTTTAATTTTAGATATGGAAGGTGGTGCAGATTTCTATGAATGTACTAAAGTCAATATGACTAACATTGCAGAATTTGATATGATTATTCAAGCATTTTCTGAACAAAAACCTCAGTATAACTATATTATTATAGATACTGTTACTTCTTTAAAAGAAAAAGTTCTTAATCAATTAGCAGTAAGAGCTTATAATAGAGAGGAAAATAAAAGTGAAAGCTTAGATTTTGATGTAGATAAACTTGCTTATGGTAAAGGACAAGTTTACAAAAGAGAAGCTTTATTTAAAATTATGGAATTTTTTACTAAATTTTGTAAAACTTTGATTGTTGTTGGTCACGTT